TGTACTTCGTCGTATGCTTTAGTTTCGGTAATAAATTGATCACAAAATACATAACCGTTTCCAAATCTTTCTTGCGTCGGAATTCGCCAACACCAACCGCTACTTAATGCGGTAGCTTCTGTATATGATGGAATTTCTTCTTTGTAACTGGTAGGGAATGCAATTGCAGAGTTCATCGGTAATTGCGCACTTCTATCAATCCATTTAGCCCCTAATTTAGAACCTATTACACGTCGAAATCCACTGCAATCAACATAAAATTCGTAAGAATGAATGTTATTATTACAATCGAGTAACGACTTCACATGACCTTCGTTATCTAAGATCACGTCATTAATTTCAGTATCAATAATATCGATATTTCGTTCGATACATTTTTTATGTAAAAATTCATTTAATTTAAATGTATCAAAATGATATTGGCTAAGAATATCATGTAAAGGTTCAATATGTCGACTATTTTTAGATAAATGCCATGCTGTTTCTAACGGATCAACATTTTCACTAATTTGTTTTGCAAAAGTAAACGGAACTCCATTAGTTCTACTTATACCGCCCCATTGTTCTGATAAACTATGGAAATAGTGTGTATTATCACCATGCCAATTTGTAAATTTAATACCCATTTTAAATGTAGCATCTGTCTCTCTGATTAAATCAGGTATTGTAATATCAACATGCTGAATAAAGTTCTTCCAATGTTCGGTACTACCTTCTCCAACTCCGGCAATTCCATATTTTGAACTTTCGATAATAGTAATTTTAAGTTCAGGCCAACCTTTCCTAAGTATTAATGCTGAGACTAATCCACTAGTACCCCCGCCCAAAATACACAAAGAGTTAATCATAATTTATATACCTTTGGATTCTTAACAAAATTAATCGCTTCACGACAAGTCATCCATTCGTCGGTTTTATTATTTTGAATTGTAGAAATATTTTGTTCATCTGCATACCTCATAAAACCAAAATGCTTTTCATATAATTCTTTAATTTTTGCAGTATCAAACATTCGTAACCCGTGCATTACTTGAATCCAATTTAAACAATCATATATACGATAATTCTGGAATACACTGTCCTCGGGTAATAATGCATGATTTACAAAATTTTTCTTAAAATATTCTAAATTTTCTTTATTAAAATCAGTCATGACAATCTCATTCTTACACCATTTCCAAAAATTAGTATCATCTCTTTGTGTAAAATAATGAAGCTGTATAAAGTCTAAGATGTTATTCATCATATCATCGACGTTTGCATTATAAGATTTAATTCCATTAACATCTTCTTTAGACCAATTCCACATTGTAGTAGTTAATAACTGTAGTTGTTTTATAGTAGTCGAAATACTACTCGCCTCTAAAGGTTCAACAAAATTACTACTAAGTCCAATAGACACACAATTTTTAATCCATGCTCGATTAACTTTCCCTGAGATATAGTTTATTTTTCGTCCGATATGAATGGTATCTTTAAACTGTTTTTGAATTTCATCGATTGCTTGTGTCTCTGAGATAAAATGGTCACTAAATACATATCCGTTTCCATATCGATCCTGTACTGGACTTCTCCAATGCCACCCACTGCTCATAGCTTTTGCTAAAGTATAGGGAGGGATCTCTTCTTCATACGCTGTTTGAAATGCAATGGCACTATTCAAAGGTAAATATTTTGACCAATCAACCCATTCTGCTCCTAATTTAGAAGCAATGACTCTGTTAAATCCACTACTGTCGATGAAGAAATCAGCATAAAATCGTCGGCTATTAACATCGACAATATTTTGTACAAATCCTTCATTGTCTAATTCCGGTCCAACAATCTCAGTATCAATAATTTTAATTCCGATTAACTTACATCTATCTTCTAAAAACAAATTTAGTTTTTCACTATCAAAATGAAATTGATAATAGTCAGTTAACGGTTCTCGAACATATCCTTTCATCGGTAAGTCCCAATGTAATTGTTCAGTTCCTATGCCGTCGCCTATTAATCTCATTAAAGTATACGGTGCACCAGAGTATGAATGCATTGATGCTAAAAATTCCGGAAGACTATGAAAATAACTAGTTCCATCTCCGTGCCAATTTTCAAATTTTATACCTATTTTAATAGTAGCACCACAATGCTGTATTAAATCGACTATGTTGATCCCAACTGCATTGGCAAATGCTGACCAATGTTCTGTACTTCCTTCACCGACTCCGATTGTACCGATTTTTTTAGATTTAATAAGCAATACATCTAATGCAGGTAATGAAGTTTTAAGATAAAGTGCAGCCATTAGACCTGCATTACCTCCTCCTAACACACATACTGAATTAATCATATTTTTTTTCTTTAGTTTCTAATGTGATATGAGCAACGGAATCTGTAGCAACATTATAATTTACGTACCCCGTCGGCAAAGTGTTAAAACTGATAATATATCTATCCTTACCTGTAACATGAGGTAAAGAAGTGTGATACAGCCAACTTGGAAAAACTACTAATTTTCCCGGCTCGGGTTGTATGTATTCATATGGATTGAAATCTTTTCGTAATACTTCTAATTGTGCTTGTGTTCTATGAATTACAGGATCTTCAAAAACAGTAGGAGATCCGTCGGTAAGATAATAAACAGCACTAAAAAAACTTAAAGAATGCCTGTGGTAATTTTGGCACATTCCGGAATTTGGTAATGCTCTATTAAACCAACTACTTGTAATTTCAAATTGATCACAATCATAACGATTCTTTAATCTAATTTCTTCTAAGCAATTTTTGCACCAATCGAACAATTCTTTAGTTTCTTGTTTATCATGAATATTTCTAATATAACTTATGTTACTTGATTGTTTAACTTGGTCTGCAAACTTTTCTAGATTAATAATTAAATTAGAATTATCAATTGTTAAATTTTTAAAAACAAAAACTTCAGTAGGAAATAGATTAAGAACTTCCATTAATATTCAATCCATCCTGTAAGAAGATACTTTTCTCCACTTAACGGAGGATTACCTCGATGAACATGGGTATAAGTAGCTGGCCACATTACTAATGTTCCTTCAACTGCCGAAACTCTCAACCCTTGATATAAAAATTCAGTTTCTCCTCCTTCTTCCACTGTATTGAGATATAATCCCCAAGTTATGAGTCTAGATGAATGTTCTAATGTATCAGATTCAAAATGCCACACATGATAACCTTCACCCGGAAGAGTTTTCTGAATTTTCATCGATCTAACTTGATGTTTGTTGGCTTGTTCAAGGATGCTATACTTAGTAGTATATTCTTCATAGCATTTCCAAAGCCTATCTAAGAAAAAATTTAAAAATCCCATATCTGGAGTAATTCGTACAGACGATTCTTCTAATACAAATACTGCTGTATCTGATTTTTTATGATTTGGTGCATCTCTAAGATCAATTCGAGTAAAGCTCAGATTTAGATTCGACAATGTGTTATAATGATCGATAAGAATTTGACATTCTTTGTGCGTCATTACTTTTGTAAATGATGCGATGTGTTCTTTTAATTCCATGTGAAAATATCGTTTATTTGGTAGTAATATATATCAAATGACTATATACTTTTCTTAAATTTAGAGAGATTTATGAATGAAAAGTCGTTAATACCTTTATTTTCAAAACCTGTATTTAAAACGTATTTAAACACTACTAATGTAGATTTATCGGAAATACAATGGGCACAAAATTATCAAAATTGGATTAGTACATCACAGAATGTATTATCTGAATCAAAATATAGTAATTTACTATCTGGAATATCAGATGGATTATCGGAATACTTTTATGGGGTAATGGGAGCTAATCAAGATGTTGAAATATATATTACAGAAAGCTGGTTTAATAAAACAGAATGTAGGCAATCCCATCATCGACATTGGCACCCAAACTCGATAGTATCCGGAGTTGTATTTCTTGAATCAGCTGGAGACAGCGGACGAATTAAATTTATCACAAGCCAGTTTGATACTATTGAATATAATATCGTAGAAGCTAACTTATATAATTCTAGAAGTTGGTCTATGACTCCAGAGGTTGGATCGATGATTTTGTTTCCAAGTAACGTTGAACACTTAGTTGAGGAATATATTGGAGAAACTCCCAGGATTAGTTTGGCATTTAATACATTTGTAAAAGGTAATATTAATCTAGCCCCTCTTACACGATTAGTAATTTAAATTTTAGATCTTGGATATTTCTTTCTAAAATAATCAAACAACGATGTAATAACTTTAATTTTATTTGTTACTGTGTCACTTCTTGGAAATCGACTATGATTTGAGAAAATATATGCATCTTCGATTTCCTCTTCAACAGAGGTTGCTGTATCAACAATAAAATCAATATTACCCTTTTCTAGTAGTTTTCTACTAACGGGAATATACTGAACTAGAGGTGTACCTGCTCTTATTAAAGTTTCACCTTTGGTGATATGCCATAACAGTTGTACACTAATGGCATGCATATATCGAGGATCAACTATTCCAACTGCGGCGCTAAATCGTTCTTCGTTATTATAAGTTACAGGTAATTGTAATAATACAATATCATCGCTAGACTTTACTCTCCATGGAGTTTCGACTTTTATCGCACTATGCATGTATTCTTTATCTGCATGAGGGCATTCGCGAGGAATAACCGGTTCTGTTTGTGCAGGGCTATGCCAACTAACATAATAATCAGAAGTGCTAAATGTGTATTTGTCACTATGCCGTTTAAATAAAATCGGAGTTTCCCAAGATATCGGTGAATGGTTACCGTCGGTTTTAATAACAAAATCAGCAGGCGCTTTTAATACATACCCTATGCTCGTAACTTGTTTTATTGCAGGACAATTTAGTACAGTTTGTTTACCTTGTTCGGGCCTATTTCTCTCTAAATTTCCAACCCCGTTCCAATCTCGAGGAGTTACTTTAGATTCGATAATCGGATAAACAGTAGCAACATTTTGATCTAGAGAATAAAATCGAACCCAACTTTTCTTTTTAAACCACATTATATTAAATCCATTAAATCAAAAATTGTTTGTATTTTAGCTCGAATAATTTTACTCGAAAAACTATTTTTTAATCCTTGATGCAGAGGTTTTGGCGATTTGTCAATTGTAGCCCACGACCATCCACAATGCTCGTCACTTAACACTGGAATAAATTCGTTTTCGACTACACATAAGTATGTGTGAAAATGAAAAACAGTATCGTTAGATACAAATGTTTCTATCGGAATAGTTTTAATTATCGCCGGAATAGATCCAATTTCTTCAACAATTTCTCTTTGCAACCCTTGCCACGGATTTTCTCCTTCGACAGTAGTTCCGCCTACTAAACCCCATGTACCGGAGTGCTTTCCATGAGATTTTTGTAATAATAAAAATCTTTTAGTTTCTTTTGAATATACTAGGGCACCACTACAAACAATTTTATCAACCATACACTATATAGTTTTTAAAATTTAATAAGAAAGAGTTTTAGAGTTCGATTCTCCAAAAACCTCGACGATAATCTCCCTCGAATGATTTAGACCATTGTACTCCGTTCCAAACATATTGTACACCGGTAAACACATTAGTTTGATACACAATCGAATCAGTTTGTACACTAGAGTTAAAAATAACCGACCATTGTGTTCCTGACCATTCTATAATATCATTAGCATAAGCAATAAGATCGGAGTTATCAGTATTTCTCCATGCTATTGCACCTTCTGTATTTAAATTTGATCCAATATCTTCGATAATTAAAAATCTATCACCTGCTTGCAAATTACTAATTCCGTGTCCGGGTCCGACTTTTAACGGATCAATAATTGCATCAAATGTTCCTGGGCTACTTGATCGATAACTGCTTTCGGCATTGTAATCAATATCCATGTCTAGATATCCTTGGCTATCAATTCCTGTGTTAGTAGTTAAAGTATCCGGGTCCCATGATACTGTTAAGATAGTTTCGTCTAAGGGATTTATAGCTACAGTACCGACAATTTCAGTTCCGTTCGATTGAGTTAAAAATAATGTCGACGATCCGGCAACGTATTGGCCGGGATAACGATCAAACACATCCTTCCATAAAATAGGAGCTCCTGATCTTACTGGAATATCTAAAGATGAATCTCTCGATGATACATTTTCAGATTTGCCTAAAGCGATCGCTTGTCCTTGTCCTTGAGAATTATTGTAAACTTGAAGATTATAATCAGTTATGGTTGTATAATCCCTTGACAATTGACCTTGCATTGTTACCTCTGATGACGGGTTGATTAACGGATGACCTAACCCCTCGACATAACCTGCATCGTTTTCAGTCGTTGCCGAATTGTAAAAACTAGTTATAATTTTAGTTATAACACCGAGATGCTTAACTTTAGCCGGAGGACTGATCCATATTGGAGTAGTTAAATTTAAAGTAGCAATATCAATCGGAGTTTCCTGAGTACCGATAGGAACTGATCGACTTGACCATGTAACTCTATCTAAGTTAAGAACTGTTAAACTTGTCCAATCGATATAATTATCTGTAGTTTGTAATTCTAAGCTAGGATTAAACAGTACTAAAATTTGTTCCAAGATTTGTAATTTTTGATCGGTGTTTGACGACCAAATGTCAACCTTTAAACTTAACTTATACGGAGTAGGCATAAGGCGTTCAACTGTGTAGTTACGACCCTGACCTACAGTATATGTTTCGTCAACAATGTCCCTTTCCCTAATATGTAACTTACCGACATAAGTCGAATCACTTAATCTATCTCTGTCAATATCTAGATCGGACACATATACTGCAATTCTCGGAGAAGCATTTACTGCATTTTCTGAATTTGATCTAATAATGTTAGCAACTTGTTTGTCCATGTCGCCGTACATTACTGGAACTCTAACTAAAGACCCATCTCCGTACTTTACTACAAAATTACTTAAAATTCTTATAGTTTGTGTAATGTATCTTCTTATTTGGGCATCGTAAAAATGTTTCATTATATATCCGATTGTAAGGACGCTCTAGGTTTAATAGCTTTTGACAAACTTTGTCTCTGTTCTTCTCGATTATTACATAGACTAATTTTCCATAAACCAGATGCAGGAATCTCATTAGGTAAAGTAACTCTAATTTTTTCATCTCCTAACTCATTTAAATAAGTTGTAATTATACCTGCATGATCGTTAATAGTGTATGCAGTTTCTGAATACACTAAATCTGATTGTATTTTTAATACTAGATATATTGCCGAAACAACATCTAAATTTGTATCAAAAATAGTATCACCTTGCTCTAATTTTACATAATCGACTGCAACCATCTCATTGTAAATATAATTTTCGTTATTAATGAATGATGTTTTCTGAGTTGCTCGGGCGTTATTATTAGTCATTGTTGTACGAACAGCATCTTCTATACGAACCCATCTTGATTTATCGAACCTAAATAGTCTATTAGGCATAAAATCAGTTCTTAAGAAATAATCATCTTGACCTGGATTATCTGGAAATTGTATACCGTGTCCAAAATTATGACCATTAGAAGGGAATCCGTCGCCGACTAGGTAACCAGTATATGAAGTTCTCTTTGGTCGAGTGTTAGTTTCGTCGGCTGTATAAGATGCATTACTAGCACTTAGTCGATCAAGATCTGCTGTTTGCAATAAAGTTTGTCCGGTTTGGTCGTCTACAGCTAAAGTATAAAAGTGTCTAGTTTCGTATCCGCTTAATGGTGCATCTGCTTCCGCTTGTGCAATTACTGAATCATTAATTTGTAGTTCTTTTTGTCTAGTACTCAAAATATCTTCTAATGTATTTCCGGAGTATACCGACCATGCTGTTTGATCCGTCGGTGATGATGTAGTTCCATTAGGTGCCTCGTATCCAGGTTTAACTTCGTATAGTATCCCGTTATATCTTACAATATTACCAGTATAAAACATATCGCTACTATTCCATTCACCGACAAATCGATCAATATCAGCACCGACTGGTTTATTAAGAATATCATCAAATTGTTGACTTGCAGTCAGTTTCTTTAGTTTTAATCTATATAAATGAGGATACCATGTTGCACTAAATCCTTCACTTGCACGACCTACGTCTTCGATTACATAATATCTAGGAAGACCTACATCGTAATCTCCTAACTGAAATGTATCTCGCAAATGAGGAAGTTCGAGAACATCTCCTGTAATGGGTTTTCTTCCGATATAATTGATAAAATCGTTAATATGTACAGTCATAAACAACGTGTCGTTATCAATGAATAGTCCAAATTGACTTAAATTAAAATCAATATTTTGAACATTGTAAATACCTCTTATAAGATATATTTCGGAATCGTACTTTCTATCTCGATTTTCTAAGAATAGCAAATCTTGTATATTAGTTACTTGTATATCATTATAAATCGGTTGATCTGCTGTTCCTTCTGTAGGATTTTTAGGTCCGATATATTTGTGAACATATACATCAGTACCCCCGACTTGAAACATCTGAGATATATGATGATCTATAAACTTATAATTGTTACCTTTCTCAGGTTTATAAAGGGATAATCTAGGCATACTCATATTTATCGCAGGATAAATATACATGGAGAATTAAAAATGGATGATCTACCAGCTAGCAACGAATCAACCTCGTTAATTGAAAGAAATAAAGTATTTGATTATGTGAGAAATATGCTCGGTGACGGCATGATTGATGTAGAGCTCGATCCTAAGCATTACGAAACAGCATTAGATAGAGCATTGACTAGATTCCGTCAAAGAAGTTCAAATGCAGTCGAAGAAAGTTATATGTTTCTCGAATTAATGCAGGATGTGAACGAGTATAGACTTCCTGACGAAGTAATCGAAGTTCAATCTATTTTTCGTAGATCTATTGGTTCTAGAAGCGGCTTAGGTGCAGGTGGTACTTTATTTGAACCATTCAACTTAGCATACACTAACACTTATTTGTTAAGCGGAACTATGATGGGCGGTTTAGCAACTTACGAGCTATTTGCAGGATATCAAAAGTTAGTAGGAAGAATGTTCGGTAGTTTTGTTGAGTTTAAATGGAAACCAACTAGTCATATCTTAACAATCTTACAACGTCCGTTTGCACAAGGCGAGCAAATTCTTCTAAGAACTCATAACTTTCGTCCAGACTTTGTATTATTGCAAGACATCTATGCAAAGCAATGGATTAAAGATTATACATTAGCGACCTGTAAGACTATGTTAGGGCAAGCACGTAGTTTATTTGGAAACATCGCAGGGCCAAGTGGCGGTATTACACTAAACGGAACTGCACTTATTACAGAAGGCAATCAAGAAATTGAAAGACTCGATAAGGAAATAGAGTTAAATATTCCGGGCGGCACTCCTTATACATTTATTATTGGGTAATGAAATTTTTAACACAACATTTAAAAGACAGCCAAACATCGTATTTTGAACATCTAAAATTTGCAATCTATG